TTTACTCATTGCGATGTGACCTACAACGGCATCAACATCAACTTTGCAAACATTCAAACAGACAACGACTATGTTAGTATTCCCTGCACTTGCGCTGAATAGCTTAATTATTATGGGCATTCACGTGCTTACACGACACGGTATGCTCCTACAACCATTCGTTAACGATGATTGGAATGAGTATATCCGCAAACCATTGTACGACTGCCCACCGTGTATGTCATCGTTTTGGGGCATATTAGGGTGGCTTTACTTTGCACCCGACTTCAATATCATTCTTTACTTACTTGCATTGTGCGGTCTTAACGGCTTGCTATCTGCGATATTTTACTTGACATGGGAACATCCGAGCGAATAATAACCGAAGCAGGTTGGCAGTTCAAGCGCGAGAGTTGCGGATGTGGTGGCGCAGAGAAAAAGCGCACCTACATCAAGGGCAGCGACATATTAATTTACTATACACGAACAAAAAAAATAACCGTAAACAATGTTGTTAAAACTATTCAAGAAATCGAAGCCAACGTATAAAGCCGACTACCCATTGGAGTATGCATTCACCTGCAATGGTGTTGAATACTTTGAGTTTGTTGACAAAAACAATCTACCTTACGAGCGCGGGTTGGAAGCGTTAACGTTCTACCAAGAAATGCAAAACGGTGTCACAAACGACTACCTTAAAGCATACAATGCGAAGATGAACCAACTATTGAGCGACCCACGAAAGATTAACCTCAACGAGATCATCAAGTTGCAGGCACGCTTTGAGGAGCGTTGCAATTACATCGTGAGCAAAGACATCATTTACAAGGTCGCATCGGTAGCTTTTGTGGACAAGAACGAGCCATTGACACGCTACGACTTCAAGATGAATGAGAAAAAGATTGCGAATTGGAAAGAGAACGCTGGTGATAGTTTTTTTTTGTCAATGCCAATAAAGAAATTAGTGCCGTTTTTGCAGAAATCAGGCGACACTTCCCTGATGTATTTGAACATCGTGGAAAAGATGGACAAGATACAACAGGATATTCTTTCATTGCAAACATTAGAGAGGGAATTGCAAGCCGAGAAAGATTGAAGCTAACCGTATTAAAATATTTGCCCGCTAATTATCCGATTAATTTATTATCTTTGTACGATTTCTTTTTCTTTGCAAACGAAGCGAAGAAGACACCACCTAAACCACAACAAAACAAACGTTAGTGGAAAATATAATAATAAAGTTTGTAGCCGACACATCGGGTCTTGAACCTGCGATTAAGCAGTTGCAACTACTCGGCAAAATAACCGATGAAGATGCGGCCAAATTTAACGCAATAAATCAAGAACAAAAGGAGTTCATCCAAAACGTGAACAAGTCCGCTACCGAGTTTGGCAAGTTGTCGAATGAGGTGGGCAACTTATCCGCAGAAATACAAGGTGGTGTGATGAACACACTTGCTGATGGATTGAAAGAGGTAACAGGCGAAACCGTTAATAGTGCAAAAGGTTTTAAATCAATGAAAGCCGAATTGCGTGAGTTAAAGGCGCAGATTGCAAGCGGTACACTTGGCGAAAAGGAAATGCAAGCGGCTACAAGGCGAGCAGGTGAGTTGGCTGATGCGATTGAAGATGCAGGTCGACAAGTTAAAGCATTTGCCGGGAGCAGATTTGAAAACGTACTCAATCGAGTAAGTGAGGGAGCAAAAGCATTGGCGGCAGGTATGACAATGGTAGCAGGTGCGCAAGCGTTACTTGGTTCAGAAAATAAAGATTTAGAAAAGGCAATGCTAAAAGTGCAGGCATCAATGGCATTGTTGCAAGGTACGCAAGAACTTACAAATTTGCTACAAAAAGAAAGCGCATTGATGACAGGATTAATGGAAGTTAAGACCTATGCATTAGCAACTGCTCAACGTGTTGCTGCTGCTACATCAACCGCATTAGGTGTTTCAATATCGCAATCAATGGTACTTGCAACAGGTGGACTTGCTGCGCTTGGTATCGGTTTAGTTGCGTTGATGTCAACGATGGATGATGCATCGGAAAATGCAAAGAAAAAGCACGAGGAATTTATTGAAAGGCATAAGAATGATGAAGAAATTTTGGAACAACTTGATGTAGCAGGAATAAAAAGAGTATTAAAAGGTCGTGCGCAAGAATTAGCATTGCAAAGAATACACAATCAAAAAATGCTCGATGAAATTGCCAAAAAAAATATGGATGAGGAGTTGCAAAACAAAATGCTGATGGAATTGGCTTATCAAAATAGGGAAGCTATTGATGGTATCAACAAGAAGTACGATGACAAAGAAAAACAAGATGCTGAAAACGCTGCAAAAGAGAAAGAAAAAATACAACAAGAAAATTTCAAACGACTTTTAGAGCAGTTAAAAAAATATCGCGAAGACCGTGAAAGGTTGATGGCAGAAATGAAACAAGCATCAATCGATATGGACAATGCAGAGGTTACTGATAAAATTAATGCTCGCAAAAAAAACCAAAGCGACTTTGAATTAAACTTACAAACGCAACTCACATCACAATTCAGCGCAAATAAAGCCGAGATTGATGCGTTTTTCAAAATGTTAGCAGATAAGCAAGCAGCACGTGAAAAGGAAAAGCAAACGATGAAAGAGTTAGCTCAATTCACTATCGACCAAGCACGTGTAGTTACTGACACTATTTTCACAATCGGTCAACAAAACCGCCAAGCCGAATTCGATGCCGAGATTGAGCAACTAAACCGCTTACGTGAAAACGAACTTGCAAATAAAAACTTAACCGAAGCACAACGTGCGCAGATTGAGAAGAGATACGCACAAGAAGAAGCCAAGTTAAAAAGGCAAGCGTGGGAGCAACAAAAGCAAGCGGACATTGCACAAGCCATCATTAACACGGCATTGGCGGTAACTAAATCATTTGCAACATTGGGTTATCCTGCGGGTATACCGGGTGCGGTTGGTGCAGGCATCGCAGGTGCAGCACAAATCGCAATTATTGCCAACACGAAGCCGCCAAAGTTTGCCGATGGTACAGAATTTCTCGTTGGCGCAGGCACAGGCCGAAGCGACAACAACCTTGCATACCTATCGCACGGTGAACGTGTCGTACCTGCTGCGGTAAATAGTGATTACTTCCCAGCATTGTCGGCCATACACAACAGAGAAGTTGAGCCGACATTTGCCAACAACATACTAACGGCACTTGCAAACGGCACGTTTGAACTCGCAGCGCAATATCAATCAGCGCAAGGGAGTAGCAAAAAATCACTTGACTACGATAAACTTGGCAAGGTGTTGGAGCGCAACAAGTCAAACGTTAACATCAACATTGATGAAAACGGCTTCAACAAGTACGTTGAGAAGATGCACAACCGAACCGAATTTAGAAACTCTAAAATGCGCATAAAAGTATGATTTGGCAGTTTAGGTTAATCGATAGCAACAACATTTCAACCATTGTTGAAGAACCTGTGGGATGGGATGGCATTTCGTGTTCATTCACTCGCAATATGTCACACCACGGCATATTTAGCAACATCAACACATCCGATTTTGAATGGGTTGATACTGCTTACGATTTATTGTTGGCAGAGTACAACGCACAGGGAGCAAACGGAAACTATCAACTTCTCATAGAATACGAGTGCGCTGATGGTGATGGCTACACAACATATTTTCAAGGCAAGTTTGACTTTAATACACTTGAACGGCAATGCCTTGATTACTGCTTCATCAAGTGTTCAGTAACGACCACACGTTGTGCAGATATATTCTTGTCACGTATGGGGCAAGATGTAAATGTTTTGTCAACGGAAAACTTCGATGGCGAAACGATTGCACCGATGGGGTATAACCCATTGAATATTGAGGGGCAAGATATATTGTTACAAAACAAGGCAAATAATGATGATGGTGCAAATTGGAGTGGGCATCACGATGATGCTATCACTTTGACTGGGGATAGATTTTATTATTTTCCTGTTTATTTACCAAACAATCCAATTATGGAATTTGGTGATTTTAATGTGACCAATGTTTCACCATCACTTGTTTATGTTGATTTTGCTCGACAAGATGTTTTAATTTTTCCAAAAATAGCTGATGTTTGGCCTGCTTACACTAACTTGTCAATTTACAATGCTACTGTTTCAGAAAATATTGTGACAACAATTGATATTGAATGGAGGTGCAAAGGAACAATGACTATTACGGCAAGCTATCAAGGCCCTATTGATGTGTACATTTTTGCGGAACACGCAGGGTTTATTCAAAATTCGCAAGTATTAGGAAGCACATTAATAGCAAGCACGGCTTTAGTAGCATTCACTCCGTTAGTTATTAATTTTGATGTGTCTTTTACAGGCACTTGTAATAATCCACAAATAGCATTTGACCAATTAAGTTTTTTTTTCAATTTAGATATTGTTAAACAAACATCAACAGGTGGAATTGATACGGTTGATATAAGTGTTGATTACGATGCAGGCGGTGTAAACTACTTCAATATGGAAGCGAATAGCACCAACCCAACATCCGTAACCGACTCCGTTTATCTTCCAAACCTACTTGAATGGTTACCGACTGCATACCTACCTACCGATTGCCCGACACTTGAAGTTGAACCAAATTTGCGTGACTGCTTGGAACGTTATTCAGTAACAAAGGGGTCAATGCTCCGCAACGTTACCGAGCCGAGTGTGCCGCAGTTGTTTACTAACTACGAGTTTATGTTTGACCAATGCCGTAAGATATTCAACATCGGTTGGGGGTTTAACAACAACGACACCGAGTTAACGATTGCAAATATTGAAGATTTTTACCAAAGCACCATCATTGCCGATGTTGGACTATTAAATAAAGCCACATTTACAACTGCAAAAGATTTAGTTTATGGCACGATTACAATCGGTTACAATAAATGGGAAGCCGAAGAATACAACGGCCTTGATGAAATGAACACCGAGAGGCAGTATCGCAGGAACATCAATAGCAACCCATCGGAATTGGACCTAATGAGCGACATCATTACGGCAGGTTACACGATTGAGGTAACACGCAGAAAAAACCAAGCCAACACAGGTACGAGTGATTGGCGGTATGATGATGACATATTCTTAATAAATACCTTTGTCGATGAGGGCAATTTGTATGCGTATAGAGGCGCATCGGACACGGCAAATATGTACTCGCCATCGACACGAATGAATTTAAGATTGACACCTGTGCGTAATCTAATGCGCTGGTTCAAGACATTAGTAGGCGCGCAACCGACAATCACAAACGAAACATTAAAATTCACAAGTGGCACAGGAAACTATTTAGCCGAGTCACGATTTGCAGACCAATGCTTCATTGAAACAGGTGTTGTGTCGGAGCAACAGAATGTAATCAGCACCGATGTTGTTGCACCTACCCCCATTTGGAAAACAATCTATGCGACATTTGATGCACCGCTCACAATGGTGCAGTTTGAAGCGATAAAAACAAACGTTTACGGTGCTATCCGCTTTCGTTGTGGCAATGATTTATACCTTGGCAACATTGTAACATTGAGCCACGAACCGAATACCGGGTTAGCATCATTTAAATTACTATTGAGAAGATAATGGCTACTATAACTAATATAAGTAATAGCTTCGTAACGTGGTACAATTTCACAACCGAAAGCGGAAGAAGTGAATACGTTACCGACACCATATGTGGTATTCAAAAAGATTTTTGTTTGCCTATTTACGATGTTTATGACTTGTCATTTCAAGTGCAAGTGACAACGAATGTTGATTTATTAGACCCTGCAAACTTACCGCCAATATATCGCAATGACCCTGTTCCACCGCCATTTGTAGTACCACTCACAGGAGTGATTGCAAAGGTTAATCTTGTTGGTACTAACACCTATAATATTTGGTTTACTTTCTTTGCATCGAACTTGCTTGATGGCTTATTCGATGGTGACTGCTTTACGTTGTCGATTGTATTTGATGAGTCATCAAATTTCGTTTCAAATCAATGCTTCAAAAAAATTGCAGATAAATGTTTAACTACACGTGTTACTTACTTCAATAACGAGAATGCATTTGGCTTTGATTATCGCGTTGCAGTTATACAAATCAATCCACCACCTGCACCGCCTTTGATACTACCCACCATCAACGCAGTCCGCTTGCCGTTCTACCTCAAAGAACCAATCATTAGTAGCGACAAGAACGTGTATGTGCGTAGTGATGGCAGTCGTAAATTATTGTCAGCAAGGTTGTCAAAAAAATACAAGGCATTAGTTGACCACGTGCCAGAGGAAGTGCATCAAAATTTAGTAGTTGCGCTCAATCACGATGAGGTTACATTCTACCCCGACAACATCACAAATGGCATTCGTGTCCGCTTCGAAGATGAGTACAATAATAATTTTCCCGAAGTGATGCAAAATGTATCGATTTGGTCAGCAGATTTCACTATCTTTGAAACTCCATTTAACAACTTTAATTCAAACTGCTCATAAATGACAACAGGCATCTTAATAATCGCAGTTGGTGCAAAGGGTTACGGACAATTAGCAGGTTCGTTAGCGGCCTCGTTACGTGCCAATAATTGCACCTTGCCGATATGTTTGGCGCACCAAAAAGAAACCATCACACGACTTGATGAAGATTACTTGGCTTTGTTTACTGACTTCGTTGAGGTCAAGGATGAGCATATCACATTGAATGATAACATCGAGTGCTACATTAAAGCCAAAGCGCATATGGATGAGTTAACACCGTATGATTACACGTTGTTTATCGATGCCGATGTGCTTGCGTTAAACGATGGGTCAATCAATGCAGAGATTGAGAAGTTGCGGGGGTTGGACTTTACCATAAAGAACAAAGGAAAAAACAAGACCGTGTCGATTTGGGCAGATATGGAGGATGTTGTAAAGGCATACGGACTTGAAGAAACTGATATCTACGAGATACATTCCGAGTGGATATGGTGGAAAAAAGGACACCCAGCAATGGTCAAGTGGGCAGAGAATTTTAGCAATTTAAAAGTTAAGCACACCAACTTTGGAGGGTGCATTGCTGATGAATTGCCGTTGTTTATTGCGATGGCTCAAACAAATACGCAACCGCACATAGATGGCTACAATCCTATCTATTGGTTCAATCAAGATAATAAGCTACAAAAACGACTAAAAGATATGAAAGCAGAGGGTTACTGCGGGTTGAGTATAGGAGGCAACAACATACCAACCGTGCAACGTGAAGCTTACGATGTTTTAGTTACAATCTATGCAAAGATGTTAAATTTGCGATACATTTTTAAAGCGCAACCAAAGAAGAAATGGATTGCAAATAGAACACATTTATAATGGATAAGAAGTTCACAATTATCGATGCCAAAATCGTAAGCGAAATCATTAAAGACCCCGATTACGAAAGCGAAGAATACGAAAATTTTATGATTTATTCGGATGATGAATATCCGCATAAACTCATAGATGAAAACAGACCTAACGAACACGAAATCGTTAAGGAGTACAGAAAGAAAACATACCAACCTGTGTTTAGCGAGGTGTTTGACCGTGTGTTAAACTCGCTCAATAAAATACAACGTGCCGATGGGTTTATGTTAAAGTTCCCCGACCAATCCGAATTCAGCAAAATTAGCAAGGATGAGAAGTTGGATGTGTATTTAACCGAGCATTTTACCGCATCGAAGTCATTGTTCAATTGGACTTTTCAAGTTGGTTTGAAGCAAGCCGTTATCGATGTGAATGGTGTTATTATTTTATGGAACGAGGAAGAAGTAAGCGAAACCGAATACACCAAGCCGACCCCATACATCATCAATAGTGACCGCATCATCTACTCATACGAGGGCAACTCCATTGTTTACAAAGATGATGATGATAAAAATGTTTACTACTCCATTGATAAGTATAGTTGGAACAAGTACAAACGTGACTACAAAACCAACAAATACGTGATGGTTGAGCAGTCCGTTCACAACATCGGCATCTTCCCCGGGTTTACCATCGGTGGCATTGTTGAGGAAGAAGAAGAACTTGGGCGCGAATACCAATCGGTGTTTCGCGCTATGTTGCCGTGGTTGAACGTGGCAACTATTGAGTTTAGTGACTTGCGTGCAGAGATTACGCAACACATACATTCAACGGTGTGGATTTATCAAGACCAACAATGTGCGACTTGCAACGGCAACGGTTGGCTTATGCGTGAAAACGAGCGTGTGCCGTGTACAAATAGCGAGTGCAAAGGCGGTCAAATACCATTATCACCTTACGAAACATTGCGTGTAAGACCTGCGAAGACATCGATGGGTGAAGTGCCTGCACCGACACCGCCAATGGGTTACATCCAAAAGCAAACAGAGATTGCAGAGTTACAAGATAGGCGCATCAATGAAATGCGTTACCGTGCGTTAGCTGCGGTTAATATGCAGTTTTTAGAGTCAGCACCTGCACAACAAAGCGGTGTTGCAAAAGCATATGACCGAGATGAAACCAACAACACTTTTTATTCGGTTGCCACTAACTTGGGTTTAATGATGGAGCGCATTTCGTTCCTTGTTGCCAAGTGGAGATATGGCAGTTTGTATGCCGATGCTGATTTGAAGCGTATGTGTCCGATTTGCATCGTTCCCAATACGTTTGATGTGTTAGGTAGTCAAACTATCGTAGAAGAAATAAAATCGGCCAAAGATAGCACGTTAAACGATGCCGTGTTGAGTGAGATGGAGTTGGAGTTTATCAAGAAACGATTTCCGAATGACATCCAAATGCAGAATAAACTTCGCAATGCGTTTGAATTAGACCCAGCATCGGGCAAAACTGATGAAGAAAAAGCGTTGTTAGTGAGCAACCGATTGATGTCGAAGTTAGATGCCATCATAAGCACGTACATTTTTGACTTTGTTGACCGTGCCATAGCCGAAAACAAGGACTTTATAAATCTAACCAAAGCGCAGAAGTATGCGATATTGGAGCAATACGCAACCGAGAAGTTGAAAAATATTGAGGTTAAGGATAAACTAATCGAAACCATACTTGGCAGCGAATAAAGACATACAAAACGTTTTAAACGCAGTCGATGAGGGATTGATTACCTTTAACGAGGCAATCCCTGCCATTCAAGAGCAGATTTACCGCAGGTTGCTGCGCTTCCAAAAGGAGTTAATCGTGCAAGGTGATACGATTACAAATAGCGTTAAGAATATTCAGTTGTTATCGAGTTTGAAAAGTGATTTAGAAGACATCATTTTAAACGATACCGACTACCTTGAAAGCGTGACCAAACTTGGTAAATTGTACGAGAAAGTTGACACGCTCAACTACTCATATTTTAAGGCACTTGAAAAGAAATTCAAACCGCCAAAGGTTATGGATGCCATCCGCAAACAATCGGTTTCTATACTTGTCGATAGCTTGACCGAAAGCGGATTGAATACCGAATTAATCACACCCATACGCGAAATGATTACTGCCTACACAACAACAGGTGGTAGTTACTCAAAGATGACCAAGGAGTTGAACAACTACATCAACGGCACACCCGAGATTGATGGCGCGCTTGTGAAGTATACAAAGCAGATTGCAACCGACTCGATTAATCAGTACACGGCAACGGTCAATAGTGTGCTTGCATCGGACTTGGGTTGGGAGTGGTTTCGATACGTTGGCAGCAACATCAAAACCACACGCACGTTTTGCAAGGCACTCACAAAAAAACAATACTACCACATCAGCGAACTGCCACAAATTATTAAGGGTAACTTTGAAGAATTTAAGGCAATGAAAGGGCGCATCTATGAGCGCACAGGTTTGCCCGATGGAATGATTGAAGACACCAACACAAGCAACTTTCAAGTGTACAGAGGTGGCTACAACTGCGGACATCAAGCGTACCCTATACCGACTGCATTAGTACCGAAAACAATTATCAATTCACTAAATAAATAAACAAATGGAAACAAATCCGACACAAACAAAAAAGTACAAATTGCTACTTATTACCGATGCACGAGGTAACGAAAAACACGTGCCACTAAACAAAACAAACAAAGATTTTTACACCGCGTACAAGTCAACCTTATCAAAGGACAAGCGCGAGAAGTACAAAATCGAGGAAGTTGAAATGACTGCCGAAGAAGCCGCAGCCATTGGAGTGGCAGAAGCGCACGCGGAACTTTACCCTGCACAACGCAAGGGTCAAGTATCGCAGCAGTCGAATGACATCGTTGCAATGTTGCTAAAACAAAATCAAGAACTTGCCGAAAGATTGGCGGTGATTGAGTCAGCAAAAAAAGGAGGAAAAAATGCCTAAAACAAGACCATCAAAACCACGTGGCGGGTGCTGCGGTGGTAGTCGTTAATCAATTATTTTTAATTTTAAAACAAAAACAACATGGCATTATTAGCTGAAATATTAGAACAACTTTTGCCGAAAATAGGCATACAACAAGGTACGGATGAGTTCAACGCAATCGTGCAGAATAAGGGTGTAGCGTTTGAAGTACCCGACAAAGTAAAGGAAGCACTCCCAACATTGCTCACAATCGATGAGGCAAAGCACAACCCGACATTAAAAGCGCATTACTACGGCAACGCACTTGATCCATTCAACAAGAAAGTTGAGTCGTGGTTGAAAGATAACGGTGTTAGTGATGATGATGCAAAGGCAATCAGCGAAAACAAGAACACGTTTGAGAAGATTGAGAAAGCCATCGCAGCCATCGCAGCAACCAAACCGCAAACGAAAGCGAATGATGCCGAATTGAAGCAGAAGATTAACGAGTTAAACTTAATGCTATCACAACAACAACGTGAGCGTGATGAGGCCGTTAATAGTGTGCGCAATGAGTATGAACAACGCTTTACAGAGCAAGAAATCGATGCCATTATCGGCTCAAAACCATTACCCGGTCAATTCGATACCGATGTTGAGCGTAAGATTGCACGCGAGTTTCTAAACAAAAAGTTAGCCGAGAGGAACGCTGCAATAAAAAGAATTGATGGAAAATTAAAATTAGTTGCAAAAGATGACGAAAAAATGTTTATCTTTGACAACGGAAAGGAACTCGACCTTGACACTCTCACAAACATGGCTTTGGCCGACAATAAGTTTATCAAAGTAAATGGCAATGGTAGCGCACCGCCACCGAAGCCGACACAAGGTGGTGAACCACCAAAACTTAACAACGCTGCGAACAACGCAATGGCCGATTTAGAAAAGGCATTGGAAGGATTTAAGTAGTAGCACAACAACAATAATAAAATGGCTTTAGGATATTGCCCCGCGATGCTTATGCACATGAAATATGTGATAGGCCAAAACGCACCCGAACACAAAATAACCCCGAGTGGTTTATTACGCGCAACACTTGAAAAAGGCGCACAAGCGACACCTGTTCAAGATGCGCTTTCTTTAAGTAATACTGCTGGTCATATTAAAGACTTGAGATTAAAGTATTACAATCGTACAATCCCTGCACAAATGTCAACAAGCGACAACTGCGATGTTGATTTAGTACAAGCATACGATGAAATGACCATCGACACAACTTCGATTGTGAAGTTTGGTTTACATTTCGATGATGCAACTATCGCACGTTACTGCGATGAGGCATCTGCTTCCGTTCAAATCGGTTCAGCGCCAACACCATTTATGCAAGAACACCTTGCAGGTCTTATGGCTGCAATGAATGGTTTTGTAGGTAAGATTGACCAAACCTTGTTAGGTCAAGTTGTATGGGGTACTAACGCAGTATCAGGCAACAACTCTGCCGTAACCGTTAACTTCAACGATGACAACACCATCAACTTGTTTAGCGAGGGTTGGACAAAAGTATTGTCCGACTACCAAGTGAACGAGGGTTATGGCAAACCTATTGTAATTGGTAGTGGTTTAGTAAATAGCGCAATGATACAAGCGAGCAATGCCGCAATGACTCAATATGCGCAGTTGAACAACAACGCTGCCGCTGGCAACATCGATTGGTATCATGACCTTTACGCAACATCTGCTTGGGGTTCAAACCAATTCGGAGTGTTTATGCCGGGTACATTTGGTCTTGTTGAACTTGACAGATACAGAGGTTTCCGTGCGAAGAAGTTAGGAACTTCAACGTTTTGGAATATGGCTGTGCCTGTTGATTTACCGGGTGCAGATGGTATGTTGGGTATGCTTAACATCGACTTCCAGTTAAAAGAAATCGATTGCCCACAAGAAACAACCGTTGGATATAGCGAAACCACACTTGGCGCAGGTTACTCATTGATTATGAGCAAGCGTTTTGCATTGTGGCAAGTTCCATCGGATGCTTACCTTGCTGCCGACCGCTTAACAGGCAACAATGGCGCACTTCGTTATACTGCAACAAACGCTTAACAAATGGCTTGTCTACAAGGATTAATAAAACTTGCAGGATGCCAAATTACAGAGGTATCGGGGGCTGTTTACTCGTTAAACAGCCTACCCGGTATTTCATTGAAATCATTTGAGCAAGTAGCCAATAGTGAACAAGTCAACTACCTCGGTGTTTGGGATGCCATCAACGAGCGTGCAGAGGCACGAATAAAGAACCAAATCATTAGCGCAATGTCCACACGTTACGACATTAAACGTGTGCGCAGAACCGTGTCAGTAACAGGTCAACCCGAAGTGGCTGCCGTTAGTGATAACGTGTTTAAGGGGATGGTGTTTGTGCAAGCGTGGACACTCAATGAGAATTGGGTGATTAGTCCATTTCAAACGTTGCAAGTTGACCGCATTTCGTTTTACAAATCGGCCACAAACACGGTTACAACACTTGATATCAAGTTTGTCAACTACATAACAAAAGAAGTATTATTCACAAAGACCTTAACGATGGCAGATTTGTCGACAGGTTGGAATGAAATCAGCATATTAAAAGAATTTAACGCACCATTATTGGCCATCGGCTTCGAAGACAAAGATGTTAACGGTGTGACCTATCAAACGGCAGATGTTAACGCAAACTTTCAATCGTGCTTTTACGAATGCTATGGTGTTGATGGTTGCGGTTACATTTACGGCTTTGCAGAGAACAACGGCAATTACGTACAAAATCAAACAATCAATAGTTTACGTGCTACCGTAACACTCGGTTGCAGTTATAATGCTGCCGTGTGCAACAATAGGTTGTTATTTGCGGAAGCATTTTGGTATTTACTCGGCATCGAATTTTTGGAAGAACGACTTTACTCGGAACGTGTAAACTTTTACACATCAATTAAGCGCGAGGAAGCAAAAGAGTTGATATCTTTGTACCAAGTAAGGTACGAAGAAGCGTTAAAGAACGCATTGGGTGGCTTAAAATTTGAGTGCGATGCGTGTTTAGAGCGCAATAGTTTAGTACAGGTGTTTACTCAGTTACCGTAAAAAATACAAAATAAAATGGAAAATACAATAATAAAGTTTACGGCCGATACAAGTGGACTTAAAGAGTTTGAAGAAAAGATAGTAAAAATTAAAGAGCATGTTGATGCTACTTTGGCTTTAATAGCAGAAATAAACAATAGTGAAATAAAAATAGATATTAAAGTTGCATAATGCAGATAACGGACAACATACCATTTGTAATAGGCACAATGCTTGCAAAATTTAGGGAGTTAGACAACCCAGAAACCATTTCACGCGCTGCTGCTTTGGCCGTGTTGCCCGAATTACACGACCGCATACACGTTAAGGGATTGAATAGCAAGGGTAGTAAGATTGGAACGTACTCAAATTCGTATATGAAAGTGCGTGAACGATACAATAGGACTGCCGATAAGGATGTTGTTGCATCGTTGACACGTGAACTTGAAAATAATTACACGTTGAAAGCAACTGAAAACGGCTATTCGATTGATAATTTAGGCAACACAATAGAAGGAGATAGCAAAACTAAAACAGATTACTTAACCGAAAAATACGGTGACATTTGGCAACTAACCGAACACGAAATCGAAATCACTCGCATAGCTGCCGAAGCTACCTCACAAGCAATATTGAATGCAAAATAAGACCATCATAGCAGAGATTGACAAAGCATTGTTAGCAGCCATCAAGGTTGAGAACAAACGTGCATTTGGTATGGCTGACTTTTATTTCGATGGCGAGAAAAGATATCCCGGCATTATCAATGGCGAGGACATCATCAACCCTTTTTTACAAGACCAATACAAAATCAGTTGGTATCACAGAACATCAACCTCATCATTCAACTTGATGGAGTTTGATTACGGAAACAAAATGGACAAGGTTGAGGAAACGACACCTGTTCAACTAATAATATTTACACGCGCTGCAATCAGTTTTGAAACAATAAAAGATTGGTTTGTGTCCGCGCTTCCAAGTGTACTGAGTAAAGCAACGTGTGAGAGCTTGCAGATATTCGGATGCACTATCGAGGTCGCAAGTACGGAGATGAATAGCAACGTTGTTTTCAAAGAAGAATGCACCGAACCAACCGTGAGAGTTGGAGGTCAATATGGACTAATAGCAGTCCGATACACAATCAAATCAACATACCGCAGAGGTTGTCAAGATTTCTGCGTATGCTAAAAAGTAAATAAAAATGGCATATTATCCATCGGGTTGCGACTCAAACATCGCAGACCACGTATGCGGAACTTGCGGAGTTGAATTATCTCGCGTACGTTCAGTTGCATTCGTTAACAAACAATACTACCCAACGCTCATCACCGACATTGAAAACTCATCGTTGTGGGCGGCAGGTATCGCATCGGGTGACATTTATGTTTATCCCGAAGTACAGGGTGAATTTGATGGGGGAACACCAAATATGGGGCAAGGTTACGGTGACACAGAGGAGCAGTTGAATAGCTACACCTTTATGTTATCATACAAAGACCCGAACTATGTTGGCAACCAACCACACTTTAACTCAATCAAAGGTTCACGCAATTTCCACGTTGCATTTAGAAGTGAAACCGTTATCGCAATAAGTGATGAACCGTGTACTATTGTACCTAAAAACCCTATCGCAAACGACTTAAAGTTGGAGCGTACTTGGGATATCGAGGTAAAATGGACATCGGAGAATTTCCCTGCGGAAGCGACAACACCAGACAACGTGTTTACTTGTTACGTACCATAAATTGATTTAGCAACCCCGTAAGGTTGCATCAATTTTAAAACCTCAACGCAATGGCTTACTATCCGAGTAACTGCAA